GGTGCGTTCATCGCGCAAGCGATCGGCTTCGCGGATGTCCACGTCCGGCCGGGCACGGCCGGTGACCTCCCGGACGATCGTCATCCGCGACTCGGCGGCCACGAAAACATGCCGGTCACGCTCGATCAGCGAGACGGGGATACCGGCACGGACCGGAGTGTCGGAGTCGACGGGGTCACCGTACTCGTCGATGGTGACCCCGCGGAGGATCGCAACAGTCGTCGTCGGCAGGAAGGCGCTCACCGGACCGGCTCCCACACCTGGCGGTCGTCGTACCACTCCTCCGTACCCGACAGCGTGCCCGGCGAGATATGGCCGCGCAGGGCCAGCGCCTGGTCGGGAGTAAGCGGCTGCAGCGTCCTCGACTTACGCCAGGACAAGCGGGTCAGGCACCGCTTGGCCAGCGGGGCGAGCACGTGCGCGTCCGGGTCGTCCTTGCTGTACTGGATGCCGTCCTGCACAACCTGGGTCACATCCATCCGCCCGGTCACATCAGTCTGCGACTGCATCCACGCCGCCTGATAGGCCTCCGCATAGGCCAGCAGCCGCACGTCCCGGGGCTTCAACATCGCCTGGGCGTCGACCGTCGCCCCGGAGAACAGCTCGATGATCGGATAGGCCGCGTCCAAATCCTCCTGGTCGACCGCGGTCCGGGTCACAGCGGACGCCCGCTCGGGCGTGGTCCACGTGCTCATACGTTGATCACCTCCAGCGGGCCGTACAGCACGGTATGGCGGGCACCGCCATCAAGCAGGTCATACCGCCAAAACGTCAGCGCGGGCGTGATCAGGCTGCCGTCGATGACGGCCTCGGCGATGCCTGCGGCGGCGTTGGTCACCGTGATCTGCCCGCCCGCGTCCGTCAGCACGACGGCATCGGCGTCGTCCTGGTACTCGGTGGTCTTGAGGTACATCTCCAGCACCACCCCGCCGTCGAGGTTGACCGGCTGGCCGTCCCGGCTGGCCGTCAACGTCACCGTGACGTCGTTACGCTCGACGAGCCGGAGCTTGAGCAGCTGCGCCATCAGGTCTCCTCACGTGTCGAGCCGCCGTAAGCGGCCGCGCTGGTCGTGCCGCCGTACCCGGCTGCACCACGCGCTCCACCCCCATAGGCCGCAGCAGCAGCCGACCCCCCATAGCCGGGAGAGGCCGCGGCTCCGCCGTAGCCGAGCGCTACCGCACCCCCTCCATAGATCGACCCAGGCCGGGCCTTCCGGAAGATACGGCCCGCCGTCGACGCCGCGGCCGCCTGGGCAAGCAGACGCTGCCCGGTCCGGCCGGCCGCCCCAGCAGTGTCGGCCTCCCCGGACTGGCCGAGCGTGGCCGACCGCGCGACGACAGCCCGGCGGCCGGTGCTCGTCTCGGCCGCCCCGGCCACGGCGAGAGGCCTGGCCGCTGCCAGCACGGCGGCCGTAGCCGCTTCCACGGCGTGGCGGGCCGTACGCGCCTTAGTCGGGGCCGTCGCGGCCGCGGCACCGGTTTCGGCCGCCTGCGCCAGCAGCCGCGACGTGGCCCAGCCGAGCACGGCGGCCGTGGCCGCCTCCGCCGACCGGCCCACCACGCGATGCTTGGCCCGGATGTTCGCTCCCGCGGCACCCGCCTCGACCGTCTGCCCGAGCAGGAGGTGCAGCGACAGCGTGACGGCCGCGGCGGTACCCGATTCCCCGGCCTGGCCGATGCCGGACCGTTTGACAGCAGCCGGGGCGTGCACCGTACCGGTTTCCACCGCCTGGGCGAGCCCGGCCGCCTTAGCGATGCCGATGCTGCCCGCAGGGGACCGTTCCTCCAGCTGGCCCACCACGCGACGCTTGCCCCGCAACAGGGCGGCCGCCTCGGACGCCTCGCCCAGCTGGCGGAGAACACGCTCCGCACGGCCGGCCAGACCGGCGGCCACATCGGATGCCACCGGCTGACCGAGCAGCATCCGGTGGACAGGCCGCGCCGGCGCCGCACCGTCGGCCTCGACCGGCCGGTCCAGCAGGTAGCTCTTCGCGGCCTCAACCTGCCGGGCCGTCTCGGCATCACCCGCCGGGGCGAGGGCACGCTGTTTCAGCGTTACAGCAGGATGGCCGGTAGCAGTCTCCGAGACGTGGCCGACGGCATTCGCCTTGGCCGCTTGCACCCCGGACAGGGCGGCGACCTCAACCGCCTGGGCCAAGCTGGTGGCCACGTCCGGGCGGAGCACACCGGCCACATGGTCCTCGACAACCTGGCCGAGCACGGCGATCTTCTCCCGGGCGAAGCCTGCCGCACCATCGGCCTCGACCGCCTGGGCGGCAGCCAAGGCGGACGCCTTCGTGAAATGACCGGCCCCCTCGGCCTGCGACGGCTGGCCGAGCACGGCTCCCGTCACCCCAGCGACGGGAAGACCCACGCCGATCTCCACACCCTGCCCGACGCCGAGCCTCCTGGACGCCCGGGCGGCGGCCGCCACCTCTGCCTCCACTGTTTGAGCGACCGGCCGGGCAACAGCAGGTTGCACAGCCCGGGCCGTGCCAGCCGTGACCGGCTGGCCGAGGACACGCATCGAGGCAGGCACAACGGAATGAGCGGCACCGGTATACGTGGCCTGCCCCAGACTCATGATCCGAATCGGGCGGATAGCCTGCGCGGTAACCCCCTCAGCCGCCTGGGCGACAGCGACACCGACGCTCAAAGTCGCCGCACCCGCAGCCCCGATCGCAGGCAGAACACCCGTGACATCCCCCCCGGCAACCATGCCGCCAGCCACTGCAGTACCAGCAGAGGGGAGCACAGCAGCCAGGCCCCCGGCCGCAGAGACCACGCCCGCGACACCCACAGTGACAGCAGGCAGAATTCCACCGGCCTGGCCGGCCACGGTGGACCGGGCGGCCGCGCCCGCTCCCACCGGCAGCAGACCAGCGGCGAGACCACCGGATGCGGCAGCCTCGGCAGCTGCCCCGGCCGTCAACGCCGGAAGACCTGCCGTCACGGTCCCCGCCGCGGTCACCGTCGCATGGGCCGACAAACCGACCGCGGGCAGTACCGACGTGACCGCGCCCGTGATCGTGACCGCTGCGGTGCCGAACCACATGTCGTCGAACCAGAAGCTCTGGTTCGACGCCGAGGAGATCACCCACGGCAGGTACAGGGTCGCCCGCCCCGTATTCGCCGGGACGACCGCGGTCATCGTGACCCGCGTCCACGTGTTCGGGGTCAGCGCCTGCCCGGGATGCTGCGCATCGGATATGTAGGAGCCCGAGCTGGTTTTCCAGTCGCAGCCGACCCGCGCCTGCCTGCCGCTCAGCGTGGTGTACACCCAAGCTTCCAGCGTGTAGGTCTTCCCCACATCGCCGGACGGGATGATGATGTCGCCGTTGGAGTAGCAGAACGTGTCACCCGATCCGGCGGAGACGATCTTCAGGCTCGCAGCCCCCGTGCGCGCCCGCGTCGTGTCCCGGGAAAACGACCCAGACCCGGTGGTCCACCCGGATGCATCAGTCTCGATTCCGGATGCGTTGGCGGAAAGGAGGTTCGCCACGGCGACACGGTCAGGCGCCGGACGGCATCGTGATCGTGCCCGCGGTGATCTCCACGGTCACACCCACCGAGATCGTCAGCGTGTTAAGGATCAGCTCCCCGCCGCCACCCGACAGCGAACACGCCCCATCCAACACCCCAGTCTCATCCGAATCGGTGATCCGGAACCATCCCGCCGTTCCCGCTGCCAGCCCTGTCGTCTGCAGCGGCGTGCCCAGCAGCGTCGCAACCCCCGCCGACGACCCCGAAAACGCCGGATCCTCCAGCTCCACCTCCGCCAGCAGATCACCAGACGGGGCCGTCCCCACACTCGCCGGCTGGGTACCGGAGTAGATCCGCAGCAGCCCCGCGCCCGTACCACCGTCCACGAGGTCCACAACCCCGTCACAGGCGGCGTCCTGCGCGGCAGTCGAGATACGCGTGGCCATCACTGCGCCCGCAGCAGACCCGAGGCCGCCACCACGGCCGTCACATCAGTCCCATCCGGCGTGAAGGCGAAATCATGCTTCGAGATGGGGATGATGTCGCCGTCCGTACCTCCGGTTGTATCGGGGTCGTAGCACCACAGCAGCGCCGCGACCGCGTTCCCGGCGGTGGCGGTCCACACCTGGTCGGGGGCGTCGATGTCGACCCAGTCGTTGATGTCGTCGATCGTGACCGTCAGCGGCGAGGTGATCGTCTTCCGTCCGAGCGTCGTCTGCTCGTTCGACGTCCCGGCCAGCAGCGACTGCAGGTCGTCGTAGTCCTTCAGCGTGCCGTCGGCCTCGATGCCGGTCGCTTCGATCGGCACGACGACGAGGCCGTCGTTGGCGCCCGCGAGTTCGGCGAAGGTCCGGATCCGGCCCTTGGCATTGTTGAACACAAAGTCGGCCACTCAGACCTCCTCGACCTCGGCGTTCCGGCGGCACTTCCAGCCGGTGAAGTTCAACCTCGGGTTGCCGTCACCGTCGACAGCATCCAGCTCGGAGAACCCGGTCAGGTCGTACACGACCGGCCCGTTCGTGGTGTTCACGGTGAGCTGGACGCTGGCCAGCCCGGTCGCCAGCTCGCGGGCGATCCACCGGGCAGAAAACTCGTGCTCGTCCGGCAGGTCGCCCAGAACTCGGACGCTGCCGTCGCGGCCGCGCCGCAGCACAAGGGATCGCGGCTTACCCACGTGGATCTCCTTCGATCAGCAGGGTGTAGGTCAGGGACAGGCCCATGCCGTCCTCGGTCGCGGCGACAGCAGTGCACTGCGCCTCACCGGCCGGCTTATGCCCGGCAGCCCGGGCAGCACAGGCGGCAGCCTGGGCGTTGGCCGCATGCCAGGCAGGGTCGTTGAGGTAGAGGGCAGGCTGGCGGACAGTCAACCGCCAGGAGTACATGGGCGGAATCTCAGGCGCGAGCACCACCGGCCGCCCCACCTCCCGGAAGCCGGCGTCGTCTCCGCCGGGCCAGTCACCGTCCAAGCCCGCCTGGGCGGCCGGTTCACCGCCGCTGCCCGGGCACGTGACCCCGTCGCCGGCCGGATGCTTGTACAGCAGACCCGCCCTGGTCAGCTGGACATCAGTGTTGCCGCATTCGGGGCAGGTGCCCCGCTCCCGCTCGCTCACCGGCTGCCCTTTCCTGTCGTCATGGGTGCGTCCTGGCCCCCGCCCGTGGACTGATCCCGGGGGCCAGGACGACGTCATCATCCGGCGCGCCGGTCTACGGCACGTCCTGGCTGAGCTCTCAACGAAGGGGGGGGGGCTAATTGTTGAGCTGCGATGGGTCGAACCCCTGTACCAGCCCCCGGATCTTGTTCGCGGCCTCCGCCTGGGTGGCGTACCCTCCGCCGTAGAGCAGCGGAGTTCCCGTCACGCCTTCGGCGCGGATCCACCAGGTATTAGCTCCGGTGTCGTGGTACAGCGTCAGCATGTCGACACGATCGCTGTTGACGTAGCTGTCATTGACCGTTCTTCACCAGGCCATGGCTACTCCTACGGGTTCGGGATGTCTTCGAGGACGGCGAACGCGGCCTCGTGCGCGACGGCGAACCCGCGCCGGGCTCGGATCTTCAGCACCGCCTGGTCGGTCAGGAACCCGATGCCGGTGTCGGCGCCCGCCACCACGCTCTCCGGGCCGGACCGCATCCCCTTGTACAGGTAGTTGCGGTTGCACACGATCAGCAGCGGGTTACCCGCCGGGCTGGACGTGTTCGTGGCGTGGGTCTTCGCACCCAGCGACCACACGATCTCGTGGCCGAAAAGAGTGGAGGGCGTGCCCCGGTCGCCGCCCTGCCCCTGCACGAAGATCGGCTGCTTGTCGTCGTCCTTGATGACCCGCAGCTTCGCCTTGAACGACGGGTGGGCGATGACCAGCGTGGCGCTCTCGTCCCAGTAGTCGCCGGTCTCAACCTTCGACAGCACGTTCGACAGGTCGTCGTAGGTGACGGCCGACCCGGACGCGGACGCGACGTAGTTGTCGTCGGCGGTGTAGCCGGTGTCCGCGTTCGTCGTCCGGATGCTCTTGTACACCGACGTGTACAGGACGGTGGTGCCGTTCTCGGAGCCGGTGCAGCCGAGGCACGCCTGGTCGAAAAACTTCGCGTAGCTGGTGGCCCAGTCAAGCTTCTTCGTGTTCAGGACGTCCACGAGGTTGCTGTCCTGCAGGTCCTCGTCATCGATCCGCAGCGCCTTGCCGATCTTCCGGGCGGTCAGCAGCACCTCATCGTTCGCGCTGACGTCCTCGCCGTAGCTGCCGCCGGCCGCAATGCCCTCGACGTCCATGCCCGCCGAGCGGGGGACGTGCCGGGTGCGGGTGGCCATGGGCCAGGAGCGGGCGTACCGCTCCACGACGGACATCTGCTGGACGCGCTGGACGACCTCGCCGGACCACTCCTCTGGGATCCAGTCGTCCACATTAATAGCGGCCACGGTGGGCTTCTCCTCAAGTGGTCGTGTTCTCCGTGTGCCCGTCCGGGTCTTGGTGCCGCCGTACCGTCCGGTGCGGCTCGATCAGGAGATCGTCAAGGTGTCGGCCACGTGTTCAGCTGCAGCCCAGACAGGGGCTCTGAGCTGGGCGTTATAAACCGCGAGCGCGTGTGCTCCACACTGGACACAGAGATCAAGGTGATCTCCTCGTTACCAAAGGAGGAAGCGCATGGCGCTCTCCCTCGAACTGAAGGAAACCATCGACCCGGGCAGGGCCGTGAAGGCGATCGCCTCCGCCTACGGCCAGGCCGCGAACATGGTGGCGCTGCACTGGCAGCCCACCATCGAGCAGCTCGACGATCAGGGTGCGTCCCACCGCGCCGAGCTCAAGACCCTCGTGGCCGTCATCGGCGGCGCGGGCGTCGACATCACGCCCTTGACGGAGGCGTGGCGGGAGAACTGGGAGAAGTACCAGCGCAACGGCGGTTCCCTGGAGTTCGTTCCGATCAGGCCCGCCATCCGGGAGCTGTAGAAGCCGGGGCGGCCACCGTCAGTGCTGGTGACGGCGGCCGCCCTCGGTCGGAGATCCTACGGTCTACGCCTTGCCGAGCAGCTTCAGCGCCTGCTTCTCCGAGGCGGTGAGCTCCTTCTTCGGCGGCCGCTTATCCGCCCCATCCGCACCACGCGCCGCAGGACGGCGCGACGGCTCAGGCTTCTGCTCCTGGTCGACGAAAAGCTCCGGCCACTCCTCCCGCAGGCCATCGACCTGGGAGTCCAAGCCGGTCACCTCACCGTCCTCGTCGATCTCAATCTCGTCCAGGTTCAGCAGCTTGAGCGCGCCCTTAACCCGGCCCGGCTTCACCCCCGCCTCCAACAGAGCCGCGCGAGCGCTGATGGGCTTGTACTTCGCGTCAGCCCTCCGCTGCGCCTCCTCGGCAGCCTCACGGCGGGCAGCCTCCTCGGCGGTCTCGTTCTGCCGCTTCAACTCGTCAACCTCGCGCCGCAGCTCACGCAGCTGCTTCTTCGCAGCATCCCGCGCGGCGATCACCCGGGACAGCTCGGCACGAGACACGGGCCTGTCACCTGCCGCCGGCGTCGGCTCCTCCCCGGCATCCTCGCCCGCGTCGCCCGCGTCACCCGTATCCGCCTCGCCCTGGCCGTCGGCGTCGTCGGCCTGCCCGTCACCCTGACCGTCATCCTCGTCACCGGAGCCGCCAAGCACCGGCCACACAATCCGGCCGGACGGCAGCACGCCGATCGCGGCCAAGCCAGTGAACGGGTGCACCGGCAGCGCCGGGGTGGTGTTCATCGTGTCCATCCGGACTCCTCTCATCGTCGGCGCCGTCCAGCGCCTGTCGGTACAGCACGTCCCCGGGGAAACCGCCCCTGGCGGACCGCTTCACGCCCGTAGTCCTCCACCGTCGGCGGCAGCCCGGCACCACGACGCAGCAGCCGGTCGGCCGCGCGCAACCGCGCCGCCTCCGACTCCGACGGCAGCGAAAAACCGCGGACCACCGACCGGCGGGCCTCCCGCCGCAACGCCACCGCCGCCCCCTGCCCGTCACCCCAGACCGGGCGCACCCGGCACCGGCAGTTCGGGTGCCGCGGCGGACGGCCGGTAAACCCCCGCCACAACAACGGCTTGTCACCGAATGTCCGGTTCTGCGGGAACCGCTGCCCGACCTTCACGATCTGCCCGGAAAGGGCAGTGCAGGTCAGGCAGCCATCCCGCTCGGCCACCCACATCACCCCGTCGGCACCAACCTGGCGGGCCACAGCATCCACACCAGCAGACGCGGCCCGGTTCACCGCAGTCGCCGTCACAGCGGACGCCCTGGAGGCCACCCGCTCGGCCACAACCCGCGCCGCGGGCTGGTCCGGGGCAGACCGCACAGCGGCCGCACCCTGGTCGACAATCCGGTGGACCTCCCGGACAGCCCGATCCTCAATGACCGTGGTAGACGGCAGCCGTACTCCGGCGGCCGGCAGCCCTGCACTGGCAGGCCGCGGCCTTACCCCGGCAGACGGCACCCGTACCCCAGCCGGGGGCACCCGCGCCCCGGCAGATAGCAGCCCCACCCCGGCGGCGGCGCGCATCCCGCGCCGGACAACACGCCGCCGCCGAACCCGACCACCGGCCCCCACCCCCCGGCGACCGCGGACAGGAACAGCCCGCGCCGCCACCACCGCAGCCCAGGCGCCCAGACGAAGCGCACGCCGCACCGCAGCCCGCACCACCCTGACAACGGCATCCCGGACAGCAAGCAGCCCGGCCGCCGTCACCCCCGCGGCCACAGCCGCTACGACGAGATCACGGACCGTGTGACTGGCCTGCTCCTCCAACGCGACCAGCGCCTGCTCGGCCTGCAGCTCCTGAGACGGGACGGGAGTGGTCACGTCTCACTACCAGCCGGTAGGACATTCTCGAACGGATCAACCGGAAGCACCGGCTCCTCCGACATCTGGCCGCGGCCGAACCCGCCCTCGCCGTTCGGATCCTCCTCGGTATACCCCCAGGCAGTCACCTGCGCCTCGGTGTACCCGGCCTCGAGCAGCGTCTGCCGGACAGGCACGCCCGCGTCCTGCTTTGCCTGCACCGCTTGCCAGAACTCCAGGTCGCCCGTGGTCTGCGCGGGCGCCCACTGGATCGTGACCTTCGCCTCGATGTCGAGGATGCGCAGGGCGAACTCCAGCGCATCCCGCCAGGTCGAGGCGAACGCGCGCTGGAACGCGCCGATCTTCTTCACCAGCGGGGCGTCGTCCGCGCGGATCGACTCACCCGACGGCACGTCGCCGGACGGGTCGAACCACCGCATCGGTGTCGTCGTCGTGGCGGCCATCAGCCGCATGAACTGCGACTGGGGCTTCAGGAACGCGTCGACGTCGGCGGGGGCGAACTGCCCCACGCTCTTGTAGTTCCTCAGGATCCACATCGAGCCGGGGGAGGCGACCATCTGGGAGGGGCGGTCCTCTGGATCCGACACGTCGTCGTCGCCCCAGTCCAGGTCGTCATCCTCCGACGCGCCAGGATCGAGGAGGCCGTACCGCTGCGGGAACGCGGCGAAATCACTGGCGGCCATCTGGTTGGTGATCAGCTTGGTCAGCGCGTCCTGCGGCCCGAACGCGTTCCGGTGCACAGGCCGGCCGTACGGTCTCCTCGTTCTGAAGTGGAAGAACGGCACCCGGTCGTACGGGTTGTCGATGTGCCCGTTTTCGTCGGTGAAGTCGTCGACGTACGGTTCGAAGTCCTCCTGCTTGAGGGCGTCGTCGGACTTCTTCGCGGCGTCCTTCTTGGTGACCCACTTCTCCATGTGGTCGCGGTAGTAGAGGTTGATGCGGGTGCGTTTCGTGTCGCCGGCGCCTTCGCACCAGGCCTTGATGACGAGCTTGGCGAGGCGGGGGTTTTCCTCGTCGTAGATCATCCGCACGGACAGCGGGCTGTTGTAGAAGACGTGGACGCCGTCGACGCGAGCGACGGGTGCGCCGTGTTCGTCGGTGTCGCTGCTGGTGTCGGATGGCCAGACGAACAGGTAGGCGTCGCCAAAGGTGAGCGCGTTGTCGTGGATTTGCGGGGCTTCGATGTCGAGCTCGTTCGCCTCCCACACCCGCTTTGTCAGGGTCGAGGTGTGCTCGTCAGGTTCGCAGACGAGGGCGGCGATTTCCAGACGGTCGAGCACGGCGTCGATCGGTCTCGCGGCGAGGTTGACGTGGAAGTCCCTGGAGCCGCCGCGCAGGGCGCGCTGGATCGCGGCTGAGGCGAAGCGCTCGGGGGCGTCGCCTTCGCGGTACATCTCGGCCTGGTCGTAGGCGGGGCGGGCTGCCCGGAGTTCGGCGTACGCCGGAATCAGGTCCTCTATCACGCGGCACCCTTCACGTAGCTGGTAGTTGTAGCCCCGGCGCGGACCTTCGGCCGGTCGAGGAAGTACCGGACCCCCGCACCGATCGCGTCCACCAGGTCGTCATTGAGCACATCCGGAAACGCGGTCATCTGCTCCTCCGCCTCCGGCAACGGCACAGCATGCAGCACCCGGCCACGCTGGTAGTGGTTCAGCAGCCACGTGGCGCGGACGGCCTTCGGCGCCGACTCCGTGTGCACCAGCAACCTGACCGGCAGATCATGCAGCACCGCCCGCCACGTCTGCCCGCCCTGGTTCACCTCGATCCGCACCGCCCCGATCTCCGGAAACGTCCCAAGCAGCTCAAGGACCTTCGCCCGGAGCTTCTCCGGCGACATGCGGAACGCCCGCGCGTACCGGACCGCGCACCGCGGCAAGTCCCCTCCCCTGCCCGGCTCGTACGCCACCACCGCCAGGCCGTAAAAGTCCGAGGTCTTCTTGTCTGTGACCGCCGGGTCGATCTGCAGCAGCACCCGCGCCGCCTGCACATCCCCATAGGAGAAGTCCTCCGGAGTCCAGTAATCGCCGTCCTCGTTGATCGGCATGTTCTTGAACGACTTCGCGTACGCCCGGGTATGCGCGATGGACTCCAGGTGCTCGGTGCTCCACCGGCCGGGCCACAACGAGCGGCGGGTGCCGTCCGGCAGGTCGACCAGCGGCGGGAAGTACGTGACCTTGATCTTCTGCTCGGCGATCCACTCAGCGGGCGGGCCAGGCTCTGTGACCGCCTTGACGCATTGGTGCAGGATCCCGTTCGGCAGGTTCACTGTCCCGATGAGTCGCAAGTGTGCCCTGTCATTCATGGGCATGATCCCGTCGAGCACCGTGATGAGCCGCTTCTTCGCCTGGTAGGCCGAGTAGCCGGCGCCTTCCTCGCCTTCGATGTCGTCCAGGAGCAGCATGTCGGGGCGGCGGTTCTCCGGGTCGACCAGGCCGAGAACCTCCGTATCGATGCCTCTTGCTGCGAAGCTGAAGCCTGACTTGCAGTGCAACATCGACTGCGAGTCCGCGACCGGTGTGCCGTTCATCTTCCGCGCCGCAGTGCAGAGGTCGGGGTAGTCGGCGCGCAGAAGCTTGTTCGTCTGCAACTCGCGGCGCAGACCGGCCAGGTGGTCTTGGGCCTGGGTGGCGGAGCTGGAGAACGCGGCGACGAACTTGATCCACCCGTGCGCGGCAGCCCACAGGGGGATCGCGAGGAACAAGGTGGTGCTCTTCCCCGACCCGCGCGGGGCGATGTAGGCGCGGCGGGATTCCTGCGGGCCTGGCTCGCGGATGAGTTCGAGGGCGTCGCGGTACAGCTGGAGGTGGACGTCCCCGAAGGTGAGCTGCCCGTCGGGACTTTTGAGCAGGTGGGGGACGTACATGATCGCCCACAGCAGCGGGTCCAGTCGGGTCAGGACGCGGCGGCCTTCGCTGGTCTCCAGCAGCCGGGGGTTGATGCAGCTGATATAGGCGTCGAGGTCGAAGGTGCCGGCGTCGTACGGCACGCCGTGCTCGTCGCAGAGATAGCCGCTCATCGGCTGTTCCCCGTACGCGACGACGAGGCGGCACGCAGGTGAAGGCTCCCCCGCCTGAAGGCGGGGGCTTCCAGCGAATGCCCGTTCATGCGGCGGGTTCCTTTCGCTTCGGTTGACGCTTCGTTGCCCCGCCTACTGGCTGGAGGGCTCTGCGTCCTGCCACGCCGCTTCCCGGCGCGGTTGCCGCTCTTACGGCGGCGTGGTGGATGTTGCGTGCGGCGTTGAGGTCGGCGTTCCCGGCCCAACCGCACTGGGGGTTCTTGCACACGAACCGCGCTTGGCTCTCGCGTGATCCGGGTGTGATGAACCCGCAGGCGTGGCACCGTTGGGAGGTGCTGGGGGCGGGAACGCGGACGATCGTGGCGCCGTGCTCATAGGTCTTGTAGGTGAGCTGTTCGGCGAGCTGGCCCCATGCCTCGCCCTGGATGGCCTGGTTCAGCCCGGCCTTGGCGCGGACGTTGCGGCCGGGCTGCTCGGCGGTGCCCTTCGCTGAGCGGGTCATTCCGGCGATGTTGAGGTCTTCGATCGCGATGAGGCTGTAGGTGCCGGCCAAGCGGCGAGTGGTCTGGTGCTGCCAGTCGGCACGGCGACGCGCGGCACGCCCCCGAAGGTCGGAGATCTGGTCGTAGGTACGGGTCAGTCGCTTGGAGTCGCGCTCACCCCGCTTGCGGGTGCGCCTCTGGCGGGCGGCCTGACGCTCCAGCCGCAGCAGCCGTTCAGCTTCCTTCGGGCGAAGCCACGGCCCGTGATGCTGGTGGTTGCCGTCCGACAACGCGAGTGGGACGGCGATACCCCGGTCGATGCCAACCGATGGGCCAGCGTGCGGGGCGGGGTCGGGCTGCTCCCAGGTGGTACGGAAGACGATGTGCCAGCCGTTCGCCTCGTTCACCAGCCGCGCCCCGGTGACCCTGCCGGGGATAGCCCGGTGGGCGCGGAAGCGAACCACGCCAACCTTGGGGATCTTCACGGTGGCCCAGCGGCGTGACAGCTTCGTCACGTCCAGGTCGCGCCCCTGGGGAACGTCGATGACCATGCGGGACCGGATACGGGACTTGAAGCGCGGCGGCTTGGCGCGGCCATCCCAGAAGTTCGCCCACGCCCGCGTGTAGTGCTTGAGCACCTGCTGTGCCGCTTGGGCGGGAAGTACGGTCAGCCAGTCGATTTCCTTACGTGCCTGGCGGATCGCCTCGTCAGCCTGCTTCAGGCTCGGGCGACGGTGACGCCCACCCCACGTCCACCACTCGTGCAGAAGGTTCCATAGCCCACGGGCTGCGTGGCCTTGCTCCTCCAGGATGGCGGCTTGCTCTGGGGTCGGGTAGAGCCGGAACTTGATGCCGCGTTGGATCTCCACACCAGCCCTCTCCCCGTACGAATCGTAAGGTTCGCTGCTTCCGTACAGTCTACATGAATCGATCGATTGGTACGCTTCGCACATGGAACAGGTAAGCGCCGACGAAGCCCGCAAGAACTTCGCCGAACTGCTCAACCAGGTGCGGTACCAGGGAAAACACATCGTGATCACCCGCCGTGGGAAGCCCATGGCCAAGCTTGTCCCCATGGCCGAAGAAGACCTTGAGGGATGCGATTCACCCCCGGCCTGAAGGCCGGGGCCTCCTCCGGAGGTCTTGGTGACGGGTGACTATCGCTGGTCGGCGGGCAGGTCCGGCCGGGGCGTGTGCTGCGCCTTCCACCCGGCCACCGCGGCGATCCCGGTGGGGAGGAGCGGGATGAGGATGGTCTCCAGCCAGTCGGGGAGGAACTCGATCAGCGTCAGGTCGTCGTTGATTGCCTGGAGGACGGCGAGGCCTGCGACACCGGCAAGGTAGGAGCCGAGGGTCATGGCCTTGACCTTGGCCTCGATGGGTGGCTTGGTGGTGGCGGGTTCTGCGTGCATTGCCCCTCCTTGGGGATGGCCCGCCGTGGCGGCGGGGACGGGTCTGGGACGGGGGTCAATCCTCGGTGGGGGCGGCTGGGGGAGTGGTGCCGCGCAGCGCGGCGACCTCCTCGCGCAGCGCCTTGAGCTCGGCGTCCTGCGCATCCATCCGGGTGAGGATCCTGCCAAGGCGGCCGTAGCAGCCCTTGCCGTACGCCCACGCCTGCCGGATGAACGTCAGGGGGGTCAGCTTTTTCCCCGGCTCCATGAGCCCTTCCTTGGCAGCCCAGTGGTCCCCCTTGACGGTTCCGGTAAGACCGGCGATGACCTCCCTGGCGACCTTCTTGGCGTCCGCGTCGGTGAGCGGCATATCGTCCTCCTTGCCGTAGGGCGGGTTCCAGAACCCCGCGATCACACTCGGACCTCTGACCCTGCGCTTGCAGGCGTCGCCGGTGTTGCCCTCGATCGTCTGCACCCTGCCGTCGCCCAGGTTGCGCTCGACGATGCCGACGTGATCGATCGCGCCGACCCGGTCGGTGCCGCCCCAGTCGAAGAACACGATCGCGCCGGGCTTCGCATGCTTGCGGATGTTCGCCGCGGTGCCCGCATACCAGAGGCCGAGCTCCTGCCCGTCCTGGGCGTGCCACACCGTGTACGCCCGGTCCCCGTTCGGGAGCACCGCCGCGGCGTTGCCGGACTTGCGCGCCCACTCGGTGATGCTCATGTCGCACCACTCGGCACGGAGATATTCGGTGCCGTTCCGGGCGGCGTACGACTTCGTGATGCGGTTCGGCCGGCCGGACAGTCCAAGGTCGCTCCGAGCAGAGGCCAGCATCTTCTTCGCGCTCACAGCTCACCGCCCGCATCATCATCCGGGCCGTCACCCCGGTAGATGCCGTCCTCGTCAGGCTCGCCGTACAGCGCAGCCAGGACTTGCTCTTCATCCGGCTCGGTCGGGCCGGCGCCGGCGCGTGCTTCGGGGGGCATGGGCTGGGTCATGTGTCACCTCGCGGCACTCGTGTCGATCCCCCCGACGGGAGGTGGTCGTCGTGGCCAAGGGCAGAAACCCGAAGCTGGGCAGCGGGAAAAGGTTCGCGGCGTTGACGGCGTCGCTGCGGGCCCGCGGGGTGAAGAATCCGCGGGCGCTGGCAGCGGCGATCGGCCGGAAGAAGCTTGGGAAGAAGCGGTTCCAGGCGCTGGCCGCAGCCGGACGCAAGAGAGCCGCCAGACGGCGGAGGCGCTGACATTACGCCTCCTCGACAGCGTCGGCCATCTGGCGGAGCAGCTCGGCGACGACCGGGCGGACGTTCGCCCGCAGCTGGTCGATGTCGAGGCGGGCGAGGTCGTACGGCGGGCCGTCGTTGATGCGGGCGTAGATGGTGAGTGTCGCGCGGGCCATCAGCCGGCCTCCACCTGTCCAACGAACACCGCGACAGCGGCGGCGCCGACCTCGTCGGCGAGCCTGCGGAGCGTGTCGAAGTCGTCGCCAGGCAGGCCGCAGCCGGACACGATCAGGGCGAACCGGCCGTCGGGCAGGGGCAGGGCCTGAAGGCGGGGCGGGTCGACGTGGACGGTGAGTGGGATCCCGGCGAGGGGCGTGGGCTCGGCGGTCACGGGGTTGCCTCGCCGCGCAGCCGGGCCTCTTCCGCCGCCTGGCGAGCCTTGGCCTCGCTGATCATCTGGGCGAGTTCGATATCAGCCGGATCCACCTGGTGCACCTGCGCGTCGACCTTGATCGTGGCGTCGGCACCAGTCAGCCGGGCACGCCGCTCGTTGATCTTGATGAGGCGGTCGATCGCCGCGAGGACCGGGCCGTGGTCCCGGACCGGCTCACCGTCCTCATCGCGGACGATCTTCCCGTGCTGCACCACAATGTGCTCGGCTGTGAGGACCTCGTACGCCTTAGCGGTGAGGTCGTCCAGCTGGTCGAGCAGCATGGCGCGGTACTGGTCGGCGAGGGGGTCCACGCGGTTGGCCATGTGGTCGGCGAGTCGTTCGTGGACGGTGGTGACCGAGATGCCGAGCGCGGCGGAGATTTCGCGGAGTGTTGCGCCGGTGAGGCGCATCTCGTAGGCCTGGGCGGCCTGCTCGGCTTTGACAGCGGTGTTGTGCTTTTGGCGTGCTCGTTCGGTTTGTCTGCGGGACATCCGTCCTCCTGGTCGTCCGACCCGGGGTGTAGGCCTGGTCCCGTCCGGGGCGAGGGCCTTCGGGTGGTTGATCGACGCCAGGAGGCGGAGGTGTTCAGGAGCGCGGGGCGGAGGCCGGGCCGAGTGCAGGCATGCGGCCCTTCAGACCTTGCGCCAGCCGGGGATCCAGGCGCCGTCCTCTACCGTGTAGTCGCCGAACAGCGCCGGGCACTCGGCGCGCATGATCTGCCCGATGCGGTCGAAGATGAGGCGGATCTCCTCCTCGGCCCCCTCGGCGGTGCGGGCCTCGATGCAGTGGCGCAGCGTGCGCACGTTAGCCGTCCACACCAGGCCGGTCGCGACGCCTTCGGGGGCGAAGCGGCGCATGAACGAGGTGCGGTGCTTCTTGGTAGCGAACGGCACTCCCTCGTCGTCCAGCCCGAAATGCCGCGCCGCCCAGGCCTGGAACTCCTCCATCCGGTCGAGCAGCTCGCCCGCGCGCTTCATCAGCTCGGCATCCTGGCGCGCCCAGTCGGGGAACCAGAACGGCAGGTCGGTGAGGCGGACGAATCGCAGCGACTCCTGCGAGATCGCCACCCCGGGCCGGTGCCGCACCAACTCGTGGGTCAGCACCCGGGACACGTTGTGCAGGACGAAGCTGAAGTTGAGGTGCTCGAGGACCGAGCCGTGCGCCGACGCGAGGATGTTCCGCAGATACGCCGTCTGATCGGTCCTCACACGGGTCACGTTCGGGTTCAGTCCGGGCTCGAACGACCGGTAGCACAGGCGGCCGGCGAACTCGGCCAGGTCCTGCGGCGTGAGCTGGTCACGGTCGAGCCGCTCCAGCCACGACAGGCCGCCCACCTCGCCCAGGTAGGCGGCAAGCTGCTCGTAGTCCAGCTCGGGCCGGGCGACCAGGAACACCTCAGGCTCGACATGACGGGTCACAGCGCCTCCGATGGGATCCGGGTGCGGTGGAAGTTCAGATGCGACCGCGACGGCGTCGGCCCCGCCTGGCCCTGGTAGCGGGAGCCGGCCGCGGCTGTGCCGTACGGGTGCTCAGCCGGCGAGGACAGGCGGAACATGCACAGCTGCCCGATCTTCATGCCCGGCCACAGCTTGATCGGGAGCGTGGCCACGTTGGACAGCTCCAGGGTCACGTGGCCGGTGAAGCCGGGATCGATGAACCCGGCCGTGGAGTGCGTCAGCAGCCCCAGCCGGCCCAGCGAGGATTTGCCTTCCAACCGGGCCGCGAGATCCTCGGGGATGCCGACCAGCTCCAGCGTGGACGCGAGCACGAACTCACCCGGGTGGAGAATGAACGGCTCCCCGCTGGCGACCTGGACGGGGCGGGTGAGGTCGGGCTGCTCGGCGGCGGGGTCGATCGCGGGGTAGCGGTGGTTGTCGAACACCAGGAACCGCCGGTCAAGCCGTACGTCGATCGACGCGGGCTGGATCATGGCGGGGTCGTACGGGTCCAGCGTCACCCGGCCGGCGTCCAGCTCGGCGCGTAGGTCACGGTCGGAAAGCAGCACGCCGAGTCTCCAGCTTCTTGATCCCGACGAAGTCGTTCATGGCATCCCGTACATGTCGTTGAGATACCGGTCCAGCCTGGCCAGATCAGGGTGACGTGCCATCATCCGGCGGCCTTGCTCATGCTGGCGGATGCCCTCCCGAGCCTCCGCCGTGATGCCCTCATCGATCGCCCTGGCCAACGGCCGGACGATACTCATCAGCTCGTTGAAGAAGTCCCGGACGTGCGGCAGGACCAGGTCCCAGTGTGGGCTTGCGGGCCCATAAGCGCACACGTGGCCGACCATGGCGGCGGCCTTGACGATGCCACATCCCTCTGCCTCGTTGACGCGGACTGCCAGGCTAAGCCGGGTCTTCTGGTCGATCATCGGGTTTCCAACTGCTTGATCCCGCCCCGGAAGTTCACCCGCACGTGCAGCCGAGTGTCACCGGGCAGCTCGGCGCGCATGGCCTCCTGGACGAACGCGGCCAGCTCGTCCAACGTCATCCCGGTCTTGGGACCGGTGGCTTCCGCTGCTACACCTCTGGTGATCGGCATGGGTCCTCCTGGGTGGGGCTGGGGGTTCGGGCGGCCGCAGCCCTGGCGGCCAGCAGCGCACCCAACGCCTCACAATCCTCCACGGTCAGGGGCGCCCGCGGGAGGATGTAGAGCAGGCCGCCGGGCCCGTCGACGAGGCCGACCGGCAGTAGGCGCGGGGGTGTTTCGGTGGTCACGATGGGACTATTCTCGCGGCCCGGCCGGGTGCGGGCGCCGGTTACGGTCCGTGGTTTCTGCATGGTCATGCAGCCGGGCCGCAACCAACGCACGCAAATCGGGGCAGATCAGACATTTATACCGGACAGAATTGGCATTCTGTACGGTGGGCGCGTCCGAGCCTTAATCGCCTCCGGTCTGCTCGGTAGTGGGAGCGCTGTCCAGGGCGGCCTTCAGCACGTGCATGGCGGGCTTGATGGAGCGCGTCCACGGCGTCAGGTCCGGGGCGTTGGTGTATGGCACGTCGAGCAGGTGCGCGGACGCGATCAGGGCGGCCCGCAGGCGACGGTTTGCCTCTTGGGCGCGTCCGATGGTGGCCTCCAGCCGATCGGCGAGCGAGTCCGCCAGGCGTTGCCGCTGCTCGGCGTTCTCGACACGCGCCAGCAGCGCGTACGCCTCGTCGCGGAGCTTGAGCGGGTCGGTGTCCACGAGTTCGTTGAGGTAGTCGTGGGTGGGCAGGTCAGCACTCATGAGCTGGTCTCCTCGGTGGTTACGGTGCGGGCGTCGAAGCCGGTCAGCTCCCGGCACACATGGGCGAGCTCGGAGAGGTTCGCGTCCACCCGCCCCTGCGCGTCGTCCAGCTCGTCGGCATGGTCGTTGACTTCCTCCCCACGCCTGAAGGCGGGGGAGGAAGTCAAGCGCATCCGCTGGATCTCGAGCGGCACGGCCGTGGTGAGGGCGAGCACGAGAGGGTCCCGCATCGGGGCGCGGCCGGTCATGACTCGCCCCCATCGACGAGGCGGGCCTCGCGCAGGGCGGGCCAGCGGGCAGCGAGTTTCGGCGCCCGCACCGGCAGATCCTCCGCGAAGGTGTCGGCGACGATGAGGTTGTCGTCCATGAACGTGGCGGGGCGGAGGCCGCCGATCTCCAGCCAGCAGGCGGCGCGGGCCACGTCGACGGCCACGGGGTCGAGGTCGATGCCGTAGATGCACTCGGTGAAGACCGTGGGCAGCACCGCCTTCGTCAGCCAGTCGGGCGGCTCGGGCCCGGCGAGCTGGACGGCGTACCAGCGGGCGATGTAGCGGGCCGCGCGGACCGGGTAGATGCCGCACCCGCACATGGGGTCGACGATCGTGATGTGCTCCAGGGCGTCGACGCGGCCCGCGTACCGGTCCAGCCGGGCCGCCTGCAGCGAGGAGCGGACCATGAAGTCCACGACCTCGACCGGGGTGTACACCTGGCCGTGGCGTTCGCGGCGCCGCTTGTTGGCCAGGCGCAGGCGCATGTCACCGAGCTCGACCACACCCCAGCCGGTGACGTCGGCCGTCTCCAGCCAGGCGGGCAGTTCGACCTCGTGGTGGGGCCAGGGCGGGGTCAGCCTGCGGGCGGCGGCGATACGGCCGATCACCGCCCGGACGATCGCGCGTTCCCGCTCCAGGTCCTGGGTTTCGTCGTCGAGCAGCGGTGAGGTCATCAGGCTCTCCTCAGGCCCCGAAACGGGCGGACGGTGCGGGTGCCGTCGCGCGGTAGGTGCGGTTGGTTGACGCGCTCCCCGGCGTGAACGCCGGGGATTCCTCCTGCGCGGCTCACGCCGCGCTCCGGTGGCTTCCTGTTTCATCGGGTCCTGCCCTCCGCTAGGCGGCGGGTCTTACGGTCCCTCCGCAGGCGTTTAGCCTCTCCGCCCGCCCGGCGGCGAGGATGTTACGTGCGGCGTTGACGTCCCGCTCGTGGACCGCACCACACGGGCAAGTCCACTCCCGGACGTTCAGCGGCATCGCCTCTTGTAGCGTCCCGCATGCGGAACATAGCTTCGAGCTGGGAAACCAGCGGTCGATCTTCACCAGGGTCCGGCCGTACCGGGCTGCCTTGTAGGCGAGCATCGCCGTGAACTGGCCCCATCCGGCGTCGTGGACGGACTTGGCCAGGCGTGTGCGGGCGAGGCCCTTCACCGACAGGTCTTCCACGGCGATCGCTTGGTTCTCGCGAATCAGTTTGATGACGACCTCGGCCACGTCAGCGCGGACACGGGCGGCGGCCAGCTCGTCATGCTCCCCGTGAGGCTCTGAAATGCCCTCAGCGCCTTCCGGGGGTACGGAGACCCGAGAGGTTGGGGTTTGGGCGCTCTCCGTCGATCCTGGCGCGCTCTGGGGGCATTCCTTGACCGGCCCTTGAACCGGCGAGGACGCCTCACGGGCGATCCGGGCCGCGAGCGCCGTGTTGGCGGCGGCTTGTACGGCTTCCGTTGGGATCTCAGGCGGCATTCCGACTCCCTTCACGCAACTCCGCCCGCCGGCGCCTCCTCTTGTCGATGACGTGGTTGAGCTTGAGCTTTTCTTCGACGGTCCGTCCTGCTAGCAACCTAGGCATCGGCCCTCCTCAGGCCTCGGAAGGGGCGGACAACCCGCGAGCCGTCGTCGTATTCGACGAGGACGTTCCGCGGCGGGTAGGGGCGCAGCCGTACGTGCGGCAACGGTGCGGGCAGGTCCTTCCGCGCCTGGTTCGGCCAGACGAGGACCCGACAGGAGCGGGTGCCGTCGCGGTAGGTGCGGTTGGGCGGGATGGGTTTGGTCATGGTGTTCCGCTTCGTTGGCTTGTGTTCGGGGCTGGTTTGGTCTGTGCGGGTTTCGGGGTGTTGGGATACCGGCCCTACCGGGTTCGGGGCTGTGCGTGGACGCTGGGCGGTCTCCTGGGGTGGTTGTGGCGGAAGGGGCGGGCGGGGTTCCGCTGTTGGTGGCGCGGTAGCGGACGCTGACCCGGTAGACGAGCGCCTCACGTGCCGGCGGCCGGGTACGGCCGGTCTCCCACCGGCGGACGCTTTCGCCGTGGACGCCGAGTGCGTCGCCGATCTCGCGGCAGGACAGGCCGGCGAGGGTGCGGATGCGTTCGGCGGTGCCGTCGGCGCACTGGGCGCGGACGCGGGCGATGAGGACGAGCTGGTCGACGGTGAGGCGCTCGTTCACTGGCCACCGTCCCGGGTGAGGGCGCGGGTGAAGCGGGCTCGGCGGGCGTCCACGATCACGTCCGGATCCGTGCGGAGCGGCGGCCGCCAGCCGGGGGCGGCGACCAGGTCGGCCACGATCTGCGTGGCGATGTCGTCGACGAGGTGGGCCTGGACGTACGGCCGCAGCTTGGCGGCGATCCCGGCATGCAGGTCCCGGTACGCCTGCCCGATCGCAGGTGCACGTGAGGTCATTGGGCCACCTGCCGGTGTTCCTCATCGCGGCGGCGTCGCGCCTCGGCAACGAGCGCCAGCAGAGCGGCCCGGCGAGGGCTGTCGTTGTACTGGCCGTTGAACGTGTCGGGCGGGATGTACCCGTTCCAGGCTTCTGGCTGGGAGAAGCGCAGCGGCAGCTCCGTGAGCTGCTTGGCCAGGTCGGGGTAGGCGAGCACAAGATCGCGGTCGGTGACGCTCATGCGGGTACCCGCCTACGGTCCTCGCCCTTGAGCACGACCCGTGCGGCCATCTCCACGAGCCGGGAGGCCACCCGGTCGCCGAGCGCGGCGCCCAGTTCCTTCGGCGGCACGTTGGACGTGAAGATCGTGGCCAGCTCGTGTTCGTAACGCCAGTTGATGAGCCGGTAGTTGATTTCCTCGACCCACTCGGAGGGCTTGGCCGCGCCGAGGTCGTCGAGCAGCAGGAGCGGGGCATTGGCGATCGACTGGAACTCGGCTTCGGAGTCAACGCCGTGCCGGGGGCGGAGGCGGGCGTACAGGTCGGCGGCGGTCATGGCGGCCCAGCGGGAGCGGACGCCGGCGGTGGCCAGGAGTCGGAGCGCGCCGTAGGCCTGGTGGGTCTTGCCGATGCCGGTCCGGCCGAGCAGCAGGATCGATGGTCCGCGCTTGATGGCTAGGCCGTTGGGGTTGGCGACGGCGCTGCTGGTGATCTGTTCGGCCCAGGCGATGACGCCGGGGTTGTCGGCGATGGCGTTGGCGTAGCGGGCGGGGATGTGCTCGCTGGCGTAGGCGAGGGCGGCGCGGGCGTGTTCGTCGTGGCCGTAGGGGTCGGGGTCGTCGATGGGGCCGGGGGGGATGGCGTTGAGGTCGATGCCGCGCCGGAGGAAGAACTCTTCGAGCGCGGCGCGGAGGGGGAGCAGTTCGGCCACGGTTCAGATGTCCTCGTCGTATTCGTCGTCGCTGGTGGGGTTTTGGAACGGCTGGTAGGCGCCGGGCGGGTGGCCGTCTCCGGTTCTTGCTCCGNCGTCGAGTTGGAGTTGCACGTCGAGGTCGTGCCAGCCGGCGGCGCCCATGGTGCGGGCGGCGGCTAGGAGCGCGGCGGGGTCGGCGGCGTCTTCGGCGAGGAGGCGTCGGGCGTCGCCGCCGACGCGGTCGCGGAGTCTGCGGCTGGGCGTGGNGCGTCCGGTGCTGGTGGCTCCGTCGACGTAGGCGGCCACGATCTGCTGCGCGGTGATGGGCGGCTCGAGCTCGGGGGCGCGCGGCGGAGCCGTGCCCGCCGAAGGCGGAATGGGCTCGGGACTGGGTTCGGGATAGAGCACCGTAGTACGTACATCAACCCGGTCCCGGCGCGCGCGCGCGCGCGAGCCATCGTTTGCTACGGGTTTGCTATCGCTCGGATGGCTAACGGATGGCAATTTGCCATCCGGTAATGGCTCGTTGCCATTCGAGGCGTCCGGGGCGATGTCACCGGCGTCTTCAGCGGCGGCGCGGTCCGAGGAGTTGGCACTCGAACCATCGTCTGCCATTGGGTTGCCATCGCTTTTGCCATCGGGCGATGGCAAATTGCCATCCGTTTGCCTATTTCCCCAGCGTGCGGCTGCTCCCTTCTTCCCTGCGGCGGAGCGGGCGGCGCGGACCTCCTTGTCAGGCAAGTACTCGGCGAAGTCGTGGATCATCCAGCCGTCGTCGACCTCGTCCCAGAGCCCGACTTTCTGCAGGAGGCGTGCACACTCCTTGCCGTCGGGGCCTGCGAATCGGCGGGGAAGGGTGGCCGGGATGAGGCCCGGCGTCTTGCCCTTCTTGCGGGTGTTGCGGTGTGCCCATGACAGGCACAGCGTCCACAGCCCGATCGCTGCCATCCCTCCGTCGAGGTCGAGCAGCGTCAGCACCTTCTCGTGGTCGTCGAAGGTGTCATCGATGCGGGCCCATCCCACTTGCGTCGCTCCAGTTGGTCTATGGGGTTGAAGGGGTCACTCCTGGCGGGGCGGGGTGGGTAATCGGTGCTGGTGTTCCATGCGGTTCCCCCAGTTGGCCTGGTGCTGGTGACGGGTTAGTGGCTGGTGAGCAGCCGTACGAGTTCGTTGAGCTGGTCGGGCGTCATGTGCCGGCGGAGCGCTTCGGCGACTCGTTCGGGGGTGGAGATGACGATGCGGGGTTTGCGCCAGCCCATTTGCCGGGCGGCGGCGTTGGGGGTGAGCTCGCCGCGGATCACCTTCTCGGCGAGGGCGGGGTCATCCCGCTTGAGCCGGGCCGTCACATAGTCAGACGTGTTTGCGCTGGTAAACGCCTTAATGTTGGTGGCACCATCTTTAGCGCTATGACCAGGGCTTCCAACCTGCTGTACGGCCGGGATCTCCTCCAGCAGCAGCCGCTTCACCTGCTCACGCATGGCAGCCATGCGGTAGGCGACCTTCGGCACCGCCTCGTGCGGATGCCGCAGCTGAAGCACCTTCGGCAGCTGGTCGGGGTCGTAGCCCAGCCCGTACGGCGACCGGGCCTCGACGAAGTCGCGGAACCGGCCGGCGAACGAGCGGCCCTTCGCATCCGTCAGGCGCTCCCAGGTGCGGTCCTCGATGATCGCGGCGAGCAGGTCAAGCGCCCCGGCCGGGGAGGCGCCGTCACGGTGCAGCGCCTCCCCCGCCCTGTGCACCCGCATCTGTTCCTCGGTCAGGTGCGGGAACGAAACCTCGCGGGCCATCACGAAACCTGCTCCCACAGCGACAGCGCCGCGTGCAGCCGGGCCTCGGCCTCTTCGACCGTGCGACACTCCCCGGCCTTGCAGCCCGCGACCGAGTTGACCGCGTACGTGGCGCGCTTGACCTGGTCGCTGTAGCCGGGGATCGACGGCAGAATTCCCCGGTCGGCCAGCCCTCTGCGGATCGCTTCGGCCGCCTTGGCGTTGATGAGGTCGATCTGCTCCTGCTCGGTGAGCGGCGTGCTCTTGGGCTCCGTCCGTAAGACCTCCGGCTCAGGCTTCGACCGGTTGAGACGCAGGTTGAGCGCCTCAGCGAACTTGGCCAGCACGCTGACGTCCTCGGCGGCACCGATGTCATGCTTGATCGCCTCGTACAGGAGGCGCTCGTCGTTGTCCAGCTCAACGTCGTTGCTGACCACGCGGGCGGTCGTGGCGTGAGCAGACTCGACCCATCCCAGCGGTGCCTGCGAGGACGCACCGGGTCCGCGGGAGGCTTCCTCCTGTTCGCGGCGGCGCCGCTCGCGAAGGCCTTCCTCAGACTCGCCGCGCATGACCTCGATGAACTTCTGCATCCGCGGGTCGTCCGGGGCGATGACCCGGCACGACTGCGACCGGGCCTCGGTGCCGCTCCATGTGCGCAGGCCGCGGCCGACGAGCTGCATCAGGTGGCCGGGGTCCCGGTAGTGGGTGAGGATGCCGACCACGGTGATCTGCGGGCAGTCGTAGCCGATGAACGCTTTGCGGACGGTGACGAGGATGTCTCCGCCTTTGGACTGGAAGTCGCGCAGCGCGCGCTCGGCCTCCGCCCCGTCCTCGGAGATCGCCAGCGGGACCCGTAGGCCTGGGTACGCCTGCTGGAGGTAGGCGGCTACCCGCTTGGCGTCGCCTTGTTCCATGCAGGAGATGAGCCCGCGGTAGTCGGGGTTGATCTTCTGCTTGTCCCGGACGGCGTCGACCACCATGTCAGCGATGGGCTGCCAGACGTCGGGCTTACGGAGGACCTCGGCAAGGTCTGCGCCGTCCTTGGACAAGTCGTATTCGACCGCGCTGTTGTCGATCTGGCGCCAGCGCACTCGTGCGTCGTGCATGGTCGCCTCGAACCTGCGCAGGTAGCCGTCGGCGACCCCATCGAAGTAGGTCGCCTGGGCGTGGGACAGCAGCGGGCGTTTGCCGTCGGCGTTCGGCTCGTCGTAGTCGGCGAGAATGAGCGGCTTCCCGTCGGAACGGTAGGGCGTGCCGGTCAGCAGCAGGGTGTATGCCGCGTACTGGTGCAGGGTCTCGATGAGTGCCCCGGCGCGTGTCCCGGAGCTGTGTTCGTCGCTGGCGCCGCAGAACTGCGCTTCGTCGGCGACGAGGAGGAACTGGCCCTGGTGCTGCTTGGCCCATGCCTCGTAGATGACCTGGTTGGACACCAGGGCCGAGTAGGTGGTGACGAAGCCGACGCCGTGCTGCCCGGGCGGGGTGAGGGGCGGGTTGTTGGGGACGTGCCGGATCGGTCCCATGCGCCGGCGGGGGTCGAACAGGGTGTGGTTGCCGTCGAAGCCGGTTGGGGTGCGGCGCATCCATGAGGTTTCGCACTGGCGGGCGAGGATGAGCCGGGGGACGAACACGGCGACGTAGTCGATGAGTCCTTCGCGGTAGAGGTAGGTGGATGCGGCCTGGTAGGCGAGGGTTTTGCCGGAGCCGGGGCTGGCGAGCACGATCGAGGTGTCGCGGCCGGAGGCCATGCCGTCGAGGACGGTCTTGATGACGTCGCGCTGGAAGCGGCGCGGTTTGAAGGTGTCGCTGTAGGACACGCTCGATCCTTTCTTGAGGTTGCAGGGCGGGCAGAGGGGCTGCCCGTTGATCAGGTCGGTTTCACCTCCGCGGGAGTACGGGGTGATGTGGTCGCCGTGCCAGCCCGGACCGAGGTCGTCGTCGCAGTTGGTGCACTTGCCGTCGGCGGCGAGGTAGAGCGCGACTCGTTCGCGGGTGTTGAACCGGCGCCTGTTACCCATGGCTCCCTCTGGTGTGTTCGCGGGTCCCGGTGGGGACATGACTAATAATACGTACTTAGTTCGGGTTATGACTGCGTGAACTTGCACCCCGACAAAGGTGCGTGTTTTATCATCAAGATGTGGTAACAGGCACGTGAGACCCTGGAAAGGTGGACGAGAAGGTGACCGCTGAGCTGATCGAAGCCGCCACCGCCTACAACGACGCCCCGCGCCGTCTGCGGGAGGCGATCATCAACGCGGCCAAGCAGGAGGCCACGGCCATCGAGATCGCCAAGGCCATCAACTTCACGTACTCCGTCGACTACGTCGCGAAGATCGTGCGCGAGGCCCTCGGCCCTCGCCCGCGCGGCCGGCGCAAGTCCACTAAGTCCTGACGTCATTCCGTCCACCTCTCGACGGGGATGTCGGCAGCCTCGGCGCGCCGGATGCAGTCGTGGGTGCCGCGGCTGCCGGGCTGCGGGAATGCGGCGCATTCGTTGGCGCCGAGGTCGACCATGTGCTGGTTGCGTATGGGTCCGGCGGCGTCGCCGTGGGCCTGCCAGTCGGCGGGGTGGGGTTCGTCCGGGACGCCCCGCGCCTGGCACCACAGGTGGACCAGCCAGTCCGCGGACCTGTCCGGGCGTGTGCCGTCCGGACGCGGTTTGGGATAGCAGGCGCCG